TATTTTCCACCGTTTTAAATTTGTACTATGTCTACCGCTTGCTATCTCATACGCTCGGGTATTTCCTTTTACGCCGTTCCTTAGTAAATTCATGGAGGCAATAAAATCTAGTGAATAATCTCTCATTTTATAATATTGGGGTTCGTTGAAATTTGGTTTGTGTATACTGCATCACTACGCTAACTAGACCTGTATAACCTGACGTTCTTTTAATTGTTACAGTCGGTACTATTTCGCCACCTACTACAGCTACATTGCAGTCAATATCTCCAGGTGGTAAAACATTCCCGTGTCTAGCTTGCATTATCATTTTACTAACCGTATGGGTAGTTTTGTCTTTAAAAAATAAACCGTTCCACTCGCCACCTGCGACCACTCCCGTAAAATCTCCTACCCCGTAATCGTACTCCACAAAAGAAACGTAAGCCTTAACTAGCCATGTAGTCTCGGTAGGCATGTTTATAAATAAAGCTTCTGCCCCGTCTATAGTTACGTCAATATCTACCGTTCCTGTTAGCGGAGCTTCACCCATTAATGTTATAAAACCGTGTTGAGTTCTGCCTGGAACCGGTGCGGCTGTGTCGCTTGTAATATCCCACCAACTACCACCGCCAAAATGAACGCCTCGTAATTCACCAAAGGCATTTTTACCGAATACTGCCGAGCTAGGTAAGTTAGTCTTTAGCATGTTATCCGAACCGCTTACTACCGAGTTACGGTTATTAGGTGCAATGGCATGCCCGCTACCATTTACTAAAAGTCTCTCGTTTCCTAGCTCCACATCGCCACCTGCAACGGTGCCTAAACCTGTAGTGCTTTTTTGCGTGCCGTTGGCTATAACTAAATTACTCTCGCCTATGCTACCTGGGGAGCTCATTATAGGCTTGTCGGTTAAATAGGGTAAAGTAGCATAACATTTATTTTTCGAGGTGTCCCAAGTGTAGCCGTAATATTCACAGCACGTTTGGTTACCTGTGCTAGTTCCACCTGCTTGGTCTAAGAAAGTTACAGCTCCCGTGCTCGCGTTAATTTGGTATGGAGTATATGTACAAAGGGCGCCTAAATCGAGCAATCTAATTAACGTTAGTTTGGTGCTTTGCAAATCGCCTATAACGTAGTCGCTAACTTCGAGCACGCGCCAGAGTGAATCTTTAACAAAAATTTTATCGTTAAACTTTAAGTTAAAAACATCGGTTACTCCGAGCGCAAAGTAAGCCTCCATTATACGCTGCTCACTATCATAAATCTCGGCTATATACTCCCTCCAGTATTTGTCCCACATCGTTTTTAACGGCATGGCTTCAATGTTAAATAGAGGTATTTCTTGCCCAAAATTTAGGTCGTCAGTATCTACGTCAGTAGGTACATTTTTATAGTGGTTAAGTAATGGTATAACTGTTAATTGGCTTGCATTCGTTCCCTCATTATAAACCTGCACGCTAGCGCTTTCTGCGTATGGTCTGCGGTATAGAATGCGAGGCCCTGGGTTTACGAATTGCCCACTATCGTTTATGAATTTAGGAATTACATAAGTAGTATTCGGTATTGCGTTACATGGAGTAGGACCAAAGGTTAATTCTACTTTGTAATCTCCTACGGCAAAGTCGCTCTCAGGGTTATTTAACCTAAGCTCACCGTATACCCGTTGCGCTCCGTTTTTATAATATGCGTTTAATCGGTCGCTCTGCTCTTTATAGCTCCACCTTAAAAATCTACGTTGTAGATCCGTAGCAGGTCGCAGTAAAATATCTTTATCCTCGTCTAGTTTTGTAGTCCAATCGTAATCCGTACCACTTGCTATAAATTCCACTATAGGAATAATATTAACTGAGTTGGGTATAGTTGTATCGGGTACTATTACAGCATTAAATAATTTTAGAATATCATTAACGAACTCTATTTGCTTCTGCTCGGGTGAGTTATTTTTAAAGCCTACAGGCTGCGCTTGAAGTTCGCCACTAACATAACTTATACCTATGCTACCATTAGCGCTAATAGTTATATCTTGGCTGCTAGTTTGGTGCGCTCTTACGAATACTTTTAATTGGTCTCCCGCCTCTACATTTAAGTTAGTAGCTGCAATATTTACTAGAAATGGGTTAATTGTTACTTGGCCGTAATCTTGACCGCTATTATCATAAACATATTGAACAGTACTAAAATTCTGCCCATATACTAGGTTTATAATTGTATCTACTCCCCCTCTAGTTCGTTGTAAATAAAAATCATAGTTATGCGGCTGCCATGTAGGAAAGCCTGCCGTGTTCACGGTTACCTCAAAATTAACATTGAAGTTTACCGTAAAATTCCCGTTAGCCGTATAGGTATCGGTAGCGAAGCTGTTACTAGGGTCGAAGGTTTCAGTAAAGCCTGTAAGCTGTTTAATGTAGCTACCGTCTGCCTGCAGTTGGTCTATAGTAAAATTAGTATTGGCTGCAAACTTTGCGCTAAATCGTGAGGCGTCGGTGGTTACAGTTCCTAGCGTTAAATTACTATTTATAAACGGGTACCACATATTTTCGAGCTCCGCCTCTATGGTAGTGCCGCTCCAGGTGAAACCCGCCTCGCTAAATATCTTATCTAGTAGCCATTTTGTTTTTACTGCTACTGTAAGCTCGTTAGTGTAAATTGGGTTTACTGAGCTGAAAATACGACGGCTACCGGTAGCGTTGCTCTCGGTCCAATTTTGCCCGCGGTCGGTTAATGTATAACAAACGTTGCCGCCTAATATAATTCCGTCGTTTGCATCTACTACGTTATCCCAAGTACTCGAATGCGCTAAACTAGAATAATCTAGCTCGCTTATCATTTTGTCACCTATAGATCTAGCCGCGTCTACTACCTCAGAAAAGAAAGCTATTTCATACTCGAATAATTTACCGTGCTGAGTAATGGCCCTTTTAAACTGTATGTGCCCTTCCGAAATGGGTAAAGTATCTACAGTTAAAACTGCATCAATTTTCTTTTTAATATCAATAGTAGAAAATAAACCCACTTTATGCTGCGCTCCAAAAAACTCAACATTCGTTTTAGTTGCCGGTATTCTAAACTCACGGCTAAAACCACCGCGAGCCTTAAACTCGGTAATATCGGTAAACGCATTTGAAAAGCTTATACTTTCGTTTTCGTATAAATCCAGTACGGCAGTCTGCCCTCCATAAGTTACTGTTAAAATTACTGTGGGCCTCATACGTTATACTCCTGACTATATTTTAAGTTAATTGTTAATTGCGTTCCCTCTTTTATGTAGCTTCTATTTTTAATAGCTGCGAAGTTTGTATTTTCTACATTTACAGGTGTTGGTATTCCGCTGTCGTCAATTATATAAACGCTGTCGGAATAACTTAAACCCTTTAAAAATTCAAACTGCGCCTCGCTTAAAAAGTCAGTGCTAACGGTTAGCATTTTTTCTACGAATGCGCCCCGCTCAGTTAGTCCTCTATCGTATGTATTAAAACTAAAGTTAGCGTTAGCCGTTGCATAGTTGCCTATTACTTTTCTAAAGCGCTTTCTCTCTATTGAGTAGTTTTGCTCACTGCGTTTAGTAAAGTTCCAAAAATCCCACCCTCCGCGTGAGTTTATCCAGGCTAATCGGTATGTATCAAAACGGCATTCATCTTCTGCCTGAAAAAAAGCAATGGAGCGAGCAGTAGCACTACCTAAGTATAAAAAGTTAACTAGGTAATGGTGCATATTTGCAGCATAGCCTAACGAACCGCTGACATTAGCGGGGTATATACCGGCATGCACTATATAGCCCTCTTGTGGTGCAATGGGTATACTATCCGTTTGAATAGGTGCGCCCGCGCTGTTAAATTGTATTACCTGTATTTCGTCTATTAAATTAGCTGTAAGTCTTGTGCCGTCATCTATTGGAATTGTCATAACTCCATAGTCGCTATTAAATCTAGCTCTTATTCCTATTGTATTCGCGCCTAGTGAATATGTACTAATTTCCGTACTTAAGTCGTATACATCAGGAGTAAGGTCGGTCATTTGGTACATTGTCGGACCGCTTAAAGCAAAAATTAAATTAGGGTCAGGGTTGTAACCCTGTGAAATTTGGAAGGCTGCATTTATTAAGCTTAAGCGAGTTCTAACTACGGGAAGGCTTAAAGGATTTACAGTAAATACTCCTAATACCTCGTAGCCGTCGTATAGATTTACAGTAACTTCTACTATATTGTGTAGGTCGGTGTAAGGCGTATAGTATACTGTGTCCTGCATAAATAAGTTAGGCACGGCAGCATCTGTTACCGATAAATCTATAAAATCTTTTACAATCGGGTAAACATCTAAAACCATTGCGCCATTTAAATTAGGCTGTATGTATACGGTTTGCATAGTTGTATTACCGTCGACTGTAGCGCTAACTTGCGCCACGAATCTAAAGCCAGGCTGTCCGACTTGCGAGCTTGTAGCTGTAAAGATTAACTTTTGTTTTAGTGCTGTAAATTTGTAGGGTCTATCTACTAGGGTAATTGCCATTACTTAGGTTTTATATTATTTAAAGTTCTATTTTGTGAAAGTATGGTTAAGCCTATAGCTTCAGCCGCTGCCGTTGCTATTTTTCCGCTGTAATCGGGTAGCGTTTCTTTATATGCGTCTTGAAAATACTCGAGAGGCGAGAAACCTTTTTTATGAATACTTTGTGCAATGGCGTAAGCGACTGATTTTCTTTTTGAAGGTGTCTCTTTAGCGAACTTACTACCGGTAGCTGTTTTCTCTCTTAAACGTATTTTCTTTTTGTTCATCCAATCTAGTATACTATCCGCAGGCGGTCGCAATGGACCAGGCGAAAGCTTAGTAATTCCCTTGGCTAACTCCTCACTACCTCGCGCTCCAAACTCAATTACTCCCGCGTATGGTTCGCTAGATACAAACTTAACCGCTCCCGTGTCGGGGTTAATATCGAATTTCAAAGAGGCAGCTAATCTGCCCGTTGTATTGGCTTTTCTTTTACGCCCGTATTTAGTTTGGTTAATACGAATATTCGAGCGAGCCTGGCGTACTACTTCCTCGCTAAAGTCCATCATAACTTCGAGCAAATGGCCGTTCTTAAATAACTCGCTTAGTATACTCATTTTATTATTTGTTCAAACTGTTCAACGGTAGTAATTACTTGCGTGTTTATCGTGCATGGTAAAGTAATAGCGTAAATACCCTCGTCTAAAAATAAATGAATGCAAGCGCTATCTATTACCTCGTAGCCGTTTAGCGTGTACTGTGCGTCTCGGTAAGTAACTGTATTTTTCTCTATTGCTATTATTTCCATTTACGTTGGCTTATTAATTTGCACGTGAATAAATGAGCTTCTCGAACTGTCAGCAGTAGAACCATTTTGGACCGCTACTACTAAATATTGATCTACAGCCCAATTTATATTATTTGTACTTACGGCTACTGTAAGTGAAGTATTATCGTCTGCATTTACGTTACCATTACCCGCCATTGTTTCCGTGTTGGTAGCAGTTTTAACGGTTAGAGTTCTATTGTATTGGAAATATACTCCAGGTGCTGCCGCAGTTGCTGAGGTACCAACTAAGGAGCCTCCTATAGCGTCTGCAGTATTTACGTACATGCGAGTAGTTAATACTCCCGCCGTTCCTGTTTTCCTTACTCTCGTTTTAACTACTATTACGTCTCCAACTTGCACCGTATTAGCAGGTATTAAAATACTACCCGTTTTAGTGCTTACTGTTGTACCGGTTACAGCGGTGCCGTCGGTAACTGTAATTTTATTAATTAAGCTTAGTGGGTCCTCGAAAGTTGGCCGTACTTGTAAAATACCATTAACGGCCCCATGTATTACAATAGCTACTGTTACCTGATTTTTAGGGTAGGTAGGCATGGTAGTAGTAAAACCACCTGCTACTGTGCTACTAGCATAAAGAATAGTGCCGTCGGTGTAAGCGCTAGTATCTATACCCCTGAGCTGTCCAAAATGCATAACCATGCCGTCGGCTCCATTGGCTATACTTTCAGCTGTTACGCCCATGCAGTATTTACTCGGGTAAGTTCCGTCTGCGAGGAATGGAGCTATTTTAATTCTACCGCTTGTGCCTAGTGTACCGTCTGCCCTTACTACTGTGCCTGCAGGAATTGTAGAACCTGTCTGATTTTTAGCATAGTAAAAAGTATCTTGCATAAGTTGCCCTACATGCCCGTTTAAAACAAGTTGTAGGGTACTGTGGTCTATATCCCAACTTAAAGTTCCTTGAGTTCCAGGTACCCCCGTTGGGGTAGTGTCGAACTCTAAATAATTAAATGGTGTAGCTCCGCTAGTACCAGGCTTATTTATTAGATCGTTATAATCTGCTCCCGTGCTATTAATTGGCATATCTTATTTAATTAGGTTGGTCCATAGGTACAATGCAGGCATTCCAGTCCCAGTCTACCTCTAAATTAATTGTAGCAGTTACACTTACTAGCGTGTGAGTAAATACCTCAATTTCAACATCGGCTTGAACAGGAGCGCGTAACTGAATATCACCGCCAAATAAAGTCCCATTATTAACCACAGCGAGAAGGTCGCCCATAATGAGCGAGCACAAGTTAATACTTTCTGCTTCGTATCCTGTTTTATCTTCTTCCACGCGGGGAAGGTCAGATATATAAATATCGAAAGAATAAACTTTTGCGCCTTTCTCATAATTAATATTTAAGGGTTTAACGTGCATCCAAGGCCACTCTGCCTCCTTTTCTAAATCTGCCTGGGTTACTAGGCCATGCGTAAAGCGGCGCAGTTGGTAGTGGTTATCCGCAAACGTGCGGAACCTGTCTATTATAATCTTGTAATGGTAGTCTACGGTAGTCATATATTAATTAGTGTAAATTATAGTTCATTTTCGCCAACTCAGTATTATAATAGTCTAGCGAATAACTTAAATGAGCAAAAATAGTACTTGCCCTTATGTTGGTAATGGCTTCAAATTTAGTTACGTCGCGTTCCGCCATTTCCTCAATTACATGGAACCATTCGTACGTGTTGGCTAAAGTTCTACCTCGCTCTGTATTTCCCTCACTTCCGCCTGTAGTTTCGTCAGTAGCTCCTCCAAGTATTCGGGGGAATTGCTCATTAAGTCGCTGAGTAATGTCGAAAAAAAAAGCATGCAGCCATTTACAACCGGTAGCGGTAACTGTCTCATTTTACTTGCATACTTACTATGCACATCTGCGTCGTATGGTTCAATAGTATAGCGGTCGTTAAATTGTGCGGTTACAGGTCTATATAAAATGGTTAAAAGCTTATCGTAATTTTTAGGTAAGTCTTTAGCGTAGTCCATAGCGTCTAGCCATTCGCCAAATGTAATAGCCTTTAAATGCGGGTGAAAGCCAAACTGTATACCCTCTAGCTCTATAATTTGTTTAAATACTTTCTCCTCTTGTTTTAAGTTATAAATGTAGCTCGCTATTATTTGTTCTACCGTCTCCATTGGAAGCTCGCGCAGTTGCTCGCGTTTCTTACCGGTAATAGCTGACAGTTGGCCTATGGGGTCATTACCCGCAGCCATAAAGTCTATATAGGTGCCTAGCGTTTGGTCTGAGTATTTAAGGCTTATCTTCATATATTCGTACTGCCCCCGTCTATTGTTATGTTAATACTCTTAAGTTCCGTGCTTACTTCCTGGCGTTCTATATATCCTCGTTGCTTGCCTTTAGTCTTTAAGTAAAATATAGTTGCGGTAGTGTCTCCCTCTTGAATTAAAGAATGAAGTTTACTTTCGGCAAAGTCTAGGGCCACATCACTAAGCGCCTGAACTGCTGCCTTATATTCGGGATCATCTTCTAACCACCTGTAATGCGTAGCTCTATCTATACCTATATTTCGGCACGCAGTAGTTACAACGCCTAGACTTTTTTCTAGCGCCTTAACCATTGCATCCTTTTTTAATGTTGCATTTCGTTGTTTATTCTCATCCATATTTGCAACTATTACCCTTTCGATTCTAGCACTCCCGATATGGCATAGGCAGTATTTAAGAAGTCGTTAAAATTGTTCTCAATATACTCAGGGTTATGTTTAGCAGCTCTTACACAAATAGCTTTTAGCATGTCCATAAAACAAGCTGAGTTATAATCTTTAATTCCATAAACAGCCGCTAAATACATTAAATCAGTATGCCCCGTTTCTACTTGGTTGTGGTGCTCTAATATATTTAAATAATTTTCACTCATTGTATTTTAATAATTTAAGTAGTGCGTGCTCCAAATTTACTCCAAATTTACCAAGCTCCGACGTAACAAAATCCGCCTCTTTTTGGTTAAGTCTAAATGTTATTTCTTGCGTGTCGAATAGGTCCAACATAACTTCGTGTACTACCGGTATATCCCACTGTTTAATTTCCTCAGGTTCCCACTCGTTAAATAGTTTATCCAGGTCCCAACTTCCAAGGCTTATGTTATCCTTTACCATAAACTCGCGTTGGCGTTCAATGGACCAATTAACAATAATAACGGGCACGGTTGTAATGCCTAGCTCTTTGCATGCTAGAAAACGCATGTTGCCCCCTATAATTTCTTTATTCTCATTAATTACAATGGGGCGAGCTGCTAACATATCGGGAAAATTAGCTATAGACTTTTTAAGCTTGTTGAATTTCTTTTTAGAAATAGTCCGCGGGTTATCCTCGTGTGGCTTTAATTGATCTATAGCTAAGTAGTCCCTTATCATATTGCTTTAATTTATGAACCGCAGTAAAGGCAGTTTTCATCTTCACCACCCTCACCCTCGTTTAAAATGCGTTCTATTTCTTTGTTAATTTGTTCCTCACTCCAATTCGGGTGAAAAGCTTTTACCTGAGCGCGCAAAAAATTGTATTCATTATTCATGTTAAATAGATTAGATCTATTAATTAGTGTAATAAGTTTAGTATTTTATCTTAATTAGTTAGTTATATATATTAAACATATTCAAAAGAAAAGAAAGAAAAAGAAAAAAGGTAAAAAGAAAAAGAAAGAAAAGAAAAAGCTCCCCCCAAAAAAACAAACGTTCACGCTCACAAGTAGCATTTACTCGGTCCAAGTAGCGTAGTTCTACAAGTTTAGGCTTTCTATACCGCGCTTTGCCTTACGCGGGTTAAATGGGTCTCTCTACTCATAAAAAGAAAATGCCCAGGGCGTATGCGAACCACCCCAGGCACTCTTAAAAAAAAACATAATCTTAACCCTATTTGGAAAATCTTTCCGCATGAGCAAATATTATTATTTTTTAGTTCTTAGTAAAATTTAGTTATTCACTTTTTTTTAAAGTAATGGAGGTATAACCAATGAGACCAAAATAAAGGCCATACTAAGCCTGTTAGAAATATTCCTACATAACTATACCAATTACTATACTCGCGCTCGTTGCGAGCTATGTATGCGCTTAAAAATATAGTATGTATGGCTAATACATTTAGATAAATAAATAAAATCATAGTTTTGTATTTTTTGGTTTACGTCCGCGTTTCTTTTTTATTGGAGCCTCGCTTACTATAGGCTCACTGTCTTTTAGATCGTTGGCCAAAAAAATAGTTAATGTATTAATAAGCTCCTTCATGCAGCTACCGCAGTTCGTGAATGTCTTGTTATCACGTTTACCGAGTAGCTCTTTTCTTAGCTCGAAAACTTGGCTAACTTCCTTCGCGCTCATTCGGGTGTTGTATTGCTTTTCTCCGCGTTCTTTTAGCTCCTGTAAAAACTTCATAGCCTGAGGTTTCCACTGCTCCGCGTTTAACTTTGGCCACCTCTTACCTGGGCAGTCTTGGACCGCGTAGCTAGCCAAATGTGCAACGGGGCAACCGCACGGCTTAAATGTAACGCCGTCTAGTATATGGGGTTTTTTAAATGGGTTAATAGCATTCGTGGGAGGTCCGCAGGTGCCGAACTTCTCATTGAATACTGGACAGGCTTTGCAAATGTCTAGCCGAGCCTTATAGTCGTTTTCATTTATTAGCATCGTATTTATTTAGTGTTAGTGAGTTTCTCAACATGGTTTTAGCGTTTTCTATTGTGCGGTATAAATAGCTGCGGGATATATTGGTTTCCTCGCTTAATTTTTGGTAGCTAAAATCGTCTAGGGCATAAAGCAGTAATAGCTCCCGCTCGAAAAATGGAAGCCTACTAATATAAATATCTATTTGTTCATTGAATAAGCGCGTAGGTATTGCGCTCGTAAAGTCCTCTTGAATATCATGGTTAAGCTCAGTTCTTAATTTCTCGAACTTCATTACCGTATAATTAAACGAACTGTTAGAACAGCGAGCCATAAACCGAATGCAGTTACTAACGTACTGTTTAAACTTATTCCTTTTTATTATTCCTTCTATTTTATCTCGGTCGCCTTCTAGTATTTTTATAAGTACTTCGTGAAGTAAGTCGTCGGCTTTATCCGTATTGCCTGGGTATTCACTACGGGCAATTCTCCGCCATTCGGAGTAATACTTATTTATTTCACGATCTAAAGTACTCATCTATAGTTTTAATGCATGCGTCGAAGCCTTTACATATTTTCGCCTCATATCCTCGCTCTATTAACTTTTCCTGCCATTCTTTTTGAAATGAGGAGGCTACGCCTTTATCCGTTTTTATTTCAATAAATAGACCGTGCTTATTATTTCTAGGTTCGTAAATGGCTAAGTCAGGAACGCCGCGAACGTAACCCGTGCGCTTCATAACTAGAGCTTGTTTTATACTCATGCGAGCACCTCCAGAACTTGCACAAAAAAGCGCAGTAGGGTAAGCTACTCGTAAGTATCTAACCACTAGCTCCTGTATTCTACTCTCTTCGTGCTTCATATTATAAAAGTAATTCTATTTAATAACTTGGGCATTCGTTTAACAACTATCTTATTAACAATAAAAATTCACGAAATACATTTGTAATACTAATTTTCTGCTGTGTCAAATCAAAAAGTTAGTTGTTTATTGGTTAAGAGAAAAGGCGCTCACAACGGTGAGGCCTTTTTTTTTGTTACACTTTTAAGTATTTAAATAAATGCGTACTTATTAAAGTTCGGTTGTAGCTCAAAGTAAGCTCTCATCATTATAGCGTCTGCAATATCGGGAGACAGTCCACCTGTGCGCTGAGAAATGGTATCTTTACTCGTTACCCGTAGCTTCCCTTCCTTATCAGGGTCTACTCGTCTAATTAACTCTAGTTCTTTTACTATATCTTCCTGCAGTCTTATTGGTAGAGTTATTTCGTTTTTATCTATTAGCTCGCCTAGTTTAAAATAACAGTCAGCTTTTAAATTTTGGTAGTGTGAACCTCTTACTGCTTTACTTCCATTTTGGAAACCGCGGCAGCGCATCGCATCGACTAGACCACCCCCCACCCCATCCTCATCGACGAGCACGTTAGACAGTTTTACGTTATACATTTTCTGCAGGCGCTGTATTTCTGCCTTTACTTCATCTTGTCTTTTTTGCCTGAGTATAACAATGTCTACGCAGCTTAACCCCTTCCATGCACATAGTACCGTTCTATCTTTTCCAAGGCGCGCAATATCCCCCGTTATATAACTTTCTCCAACATTCAACGGTTCACGGAAGCACCTAATTAACTCGTCGTATTGGTATAGCCTATCCGCTGAATTATCAAATTCCCAATCTCCCTCTAATAGTCGCTTTCTATCTACTTCGGGTAACCTCTGCAAGCTTACGACGTAGCCACTAGGTAGGTGTAAATTGTCTCCAGGTAGCGCCTGAATAAAAGCGCGGTGCTCTGCTAAGTTTTTATTTTTGTAGGGTAAGTAAAATTGGTTATATATCCAACCTTTAGACGGGTTGCAGGTAAGTAATATTTTCGGCTGTAAGTTATACTCGTTTAATTTATAACGAATACGTGAGCTAACTATATTAAAAGCTTTCTCGCTTATTTCGGTAGCTTCGTCTATAAAGGCGTCTGTAATTTCTAACCCGCCTAGATCAGTAAAATGCGGGTCCGAAGGATATAAAAAGAGGTCGGCTAGTATTATTTCTGAGCCGTTCATAAACTTAATTATATGGCTTTGTTGGTTGTAAACAAAGTCTTGACCTGGTACTAAACCTATGCTATTAGCCACCTCCATAAACGTAGCTATGGTAGTTTTTTTTAGTGTATCTAATTTTGCACGGCCTATTAAGGACCGCGTGCCTGGGTATTTAAGACGTCGTATAATTTGCCAAGTACAACCTAGCATAGTTTTACCGCCACCTGCAGCTCCTCCGTATAGTATTACTTCGGTCTTACTGTCGTTACTAAGGTATTGTAAAGCTTCCTGCTGTCGGGGTAAGGGTTTAAACTGCCAATTTATTTCTCTCGCCATTGAACAAAGTTAGGCACTAATTCAGTTACATCATGCGTTTTAATTTCGCGTCTAGTTGTAAAGTTCAACTCGTAACCGCCTAGAGGCTTAGGGGGGCGCATGCGTTCAACGTGAAAGCCCATGTAACCCTCGTCGTATTCTTCTTTATAACTTGCCGTTCTAACATGGTGAATATATTTAGTGTCTACTCTAAAGCCTCCCGAATGACTAAATACTAATTCCTCTGCCATGTCGGCATGATGGTAAAGTTCATGTACATGACCGCTCCAAATGCAGTCGGCGCCTTCTATCATTACCTGCATGCGGTTATTTTGAATAACGCCCTTAGTAACTACTCCGCCACCGCCTGAGCCGTGGTAATATTTTATTTTGAAAAGAGAATGTATTTTTTTTCTTAACTCTACTCTTACTACCCACCAACCGCCATAACCTCCTACTTGTATTTCCGTGCCTGCCTCTCTATTTAAACCGCTAACGAAGCGCTCTATTACGTCGGTCTCGCAGTTCTTAATTATAGCCGTCTCGTGGTTACCGTAACCGACGAACTGTATTAAATGGGCATAAGGTTTAAAATAGTCTATAGCTGTATTTACTACCGCGTCTAAGTAGTTCGCTACGTTGTGCTCCGGTCGTATATCATTTTTACTACGCCTGGGGTCATACTTGCCCTGCATAAGGCAAAATAAATCTCCATTTATAGCTATGCCTATATTTTCATCTAGGCATTTGTCTAAATGCTGTTTTAATAGTTTTCGGTCGCAATGGGGGTTATCCCAATGCACGTCAGACATTAAATAAAAGCGGTCAGTTACTTTAGCCTGCGTAATAATTATGTTACGGCCTGTTCTTGTAGATTTCATTATATGCCTCGTTTGTTTTAAATTCCTGCCAATATTTTTTAAACTCGTTGTAAGGCACGTCAACTATAAACGGAGCGCCTGCGCCTTTTAGAAATACTAGAGTTTTATGACCTACTTTATACGTGCCGTCTGCGCTAAATTCTACTTCCGCCTGAATTGCTATAGCCTCCCTGGCGTCAAAAGCTAGGGGCACGTTATCAGCAAAAATGGCCTCATTCTCTAGATCCTCGGCATAGTTCCACTGAATAACGTAGGTACTGCATAGGGTAGGCTGCAAGTCTTTTAATAGCTCCTCAGGTTTAACCGCTTGTTTTACTTTCTTTTTAAATGGCCACATATTGTAAATATATAAAAAAAGCTGTAGGTTAATACAGCTCTTTAGTTAGTTATTAACACTACTATATAGTGTAATTTACATCCTCTCTTATTTCAATTTTAAATAAGTCTTTTAAAACTTCTATTTCGGAGTCTTTAAACATGGTATTCCCGTGTTCTCTTTGGTGGTAGTTACTCTGCTCTATCCCAAGCTGAAAAGCTACATATTCTTGAGAATAACCATAGAAAATACGGTACATTCTAACTGTCTTATGTAAAGGAATTATTTTACTCATGCCATTAACTTTTTAAGATATATACAAAGGTCTAGAGCTTCCTCATATGCATGCTGTAGCCATTCTTCTTTGTTCAAATTAGCCTGATCTACTGTGCCTCCATAGGTCTGAATTCCTTTCTCTTCCCTCTGGCGAAGGTCAGCAATAACTGATTCTAATGTTTTACTCATTTCTTTTTGTTTTTTTAATTTCTAAATATCTGAGATAAATGTGGTTTTTAACATCTATTTCATATATACCCATTCGGGTACTTGGTGTAATATCGAAAGGTATAATATACCTTATAGGGTGCAAAATCATATTATTGTATGACTTTTAAGACCATAAGTCAAGATATGTGTTGATGTGTACATTTATTCGTACTTAAAAGTGTTTTACTTTTCATCTTGACCTCCTATTGTTAGTTCTTCACCCGTAAGAGAAAAGTATAGATTTTGCAAACCATGAACGTATTTAATACTATTCCAATTAGGTACAGCTCCTATTGAGTTTTTAGATGCGTATTCAGAACCGTATATTGCGCAAGAGAAATCATCAGAATATGATATGTAGCAAATATCAGCAACTTCTAAATTGTAATCAATCCCATAAGCATCTTCTGTATCTGTAATTACCTTTTCAAACCCAAACTTCAACAACCATTCTTCTGTTAGTGGGATTGGTTCTAAATCTCGTATTTTGCCAAACTGAGATAAAGAAACATATTCTTCGTAATTATTATCTACCAATTCGCAATCATAAGTATCTAAATTTAACGCAGTTATTTCTCCAAAATGATATTCACATCCAACAGGTGGAGATACTAAATTCCCAATTCTAAGTTCATTTGCTTTCATCTTGACCTCCGTAAGTTTCGTTGTAAACTTGGGTGAATGTTCCTTCCCCATTTAATTGATATTGCCTTCCACAATCAAAGAAATACTTTTGCTGCTCCTTCTCCATTTGCTTGGCTTGTTGAATAGCATTATAAGTTATAGCATCATAGGTAAGCATAGCCTTTGGCACTAATTGTTCAGCTAACCATTCAACCGCAGTTTGTTTCTTTTCCATAGTTATTTACTTTTTATTTTATTTTTTAAAATGTACTCGTAAACAGCTCTACCTACTTCTTGGTTAACCTCAAAAGTAAAATCCTCTTTAGCAAATTCTAAACGCCTGCCTTCGCTTTTCCATTTGCCCTGGGTGCGGAACTGTGCCGAGCTGCGCCAATTATTCCACTGATCCGGTGTAAAGTCCTCAGGCGTAAATAATTTTTTACTAAACATTTCCCGAGCTACACTAGCTGCGTATACTTCGATATACTGCCATTTACCCTCTGAATAGCGTTTAATATCTGACTGCAGCCATTCATGTAGATCCATTTCGGTATTAGTAGTTTTGGGTAGTGCGTCGGGTTGCTTAATAGCTTTATTAATTTCTATCCATTTCTTATTTTTAAGCTCTAGATAGTTGTTAAGTACGTCGCACATGAAAGCTACTGAGAAACAGTTAAAGCTATCCACTCGCTCCCATTCCGTGCCCATTGCATTCAAATAAAAAGCAAGGTTAAAAGCCTGTAGAGTAATACCAACAAACTTATTACTTTCAAAACTTTTTAGTAGTAAGTCTACCTCGATATCACTCGGTAAATCTTTTATTCCGTTTGTAACGCAAGCCTGAGCTATTAACTGTCTCCAGGTAGCAGGGTCTAAGCTTATTACTTTATTACCGTGCAGCTCGTCAATAAAATGCTTTTCAAGGCTTGTTAAGGAACGCTTGAAGCTCAGACTGCTGTATACGACCAACTCGCTCATTTTCGTTATTTTTAGGGGTTATCCATTTGCGTAATGCCGCTTTCCAATTTTTCATTTTTACTTTACCTACGTGCCAACCGTTGGCCTCGTAATAGTTAAAAAAGTTTTGGGCAATTACTTTATTTCCGCACTCGTTTTCAATTTCAAAAAGAGTAGGCGCTTCAAATTTTTCTGCGCCTTTTCTCTTTTCTAATTTTTCTATCCGAGCCTCTAACGCCTCCAGGCGCTGAATTAAAAAAGCTAGGTTCATTTGTTTATTAGTTTGGACAAATATAGAAAAAATCTAATAAGCCAATTTCTTTTTACTTCATGAGCCTGCATAGTTGGAATAGCTGTAGATCGGCTTTTTATTTCTAGCTCTTTGAACTGCTCGAACTTTTCAATGTAAAGCTTTTTAACTGCAGTATAGCCTTTATCGTGCTTGTAAATTATACCCGCTTTTAGCAATGGGGTAACGTAGCGCGTAGTCATGCCTAGACTTTTTAGCGCGTAGCTAGGCGAGTTACCGGTATTTATTAAATCGCAAACGGCTTTTATTCTCTCTTTAGTAACTGTCTGCTTGTTAAATTTTATGGCTAGTTGTTTCTTTTTCATTTTACTACTGTGTCGGTTAATATTTCGTATTTTTCAATTAATAAGGGAATGTCTAAGACTTGTAAGTAATGCTTTACCTGGTTCCGGTAAGCCTCGTCATGTTTAGATAAATTTTCAAAGTTTGTTATTCCATGCAAAACTGTCGCATGATCGCGCTCAAAAAATCTACCTATTTTATTTAGTGGTAGTTTCGTGCTGTTACGAATGGCCCAAAAGCAAAAATGTCTAATATCTACATACTCGCGCTTCCGACAGCGCCCTACTATATCTAAGTAGGGAACTGCGGTTACGTTGGAAATATTAGCGAGCAATTCGGTTGCAAATGGGGCGCCGTAGCTTTCATGCTTAGCCTTACCGTCTACTGCATTTATATTATTGTGTATTTTATACAATAAGCTTTTAGCGCGCAGGCGGTCCTCTTTTTTAACCATTTTTAAAAGGTTATCTAAATTAACTGTTAGTTGCTCCTCTATATTTTTCATGGTTAAAATGGCATTTCGTTTTCGTTTTCTTTAGCCTCAGGCTTTACCTCTGCCTTACCCTCTTGAAGCCATGCTAAAAAAATCTCTGCAGTCTCGAGTACGGCTCCAGGTGTCGCCCCTTTTTGGTCCTTATGAAATTGCACCGCGTTATTTAACGATACACTTTTGCGAATTTCATTTTGATTAGCAGGGTTAGAATAACCTCCGCCTGCAGGCTTGTTAAAGCTAGGAGCAGGAGCTGCTAGTTTAATGTTGTAACTAGTTCTGCCGTTGAACTCTTTAGCCTCTATATTGTAGCTAATAGTCTCACCTACTGCAATTTTAGAGCTGTTCTTTTCTTTTGTTCCTACGCTTCCGCTGTCGCCATTATCTAGCGTTAGATCGTGGTAGTAAATTGTTCCATTTGCACCTGCCCACTCCCGGGTAAATGTGCATGCTGTTATTTTAGCTGTTTTCATATTTATTTTTTCAATGTATTTATGTACTCCTTGCATTTTGTTAGCAAGGTTTTCTTCTGCTCTATCCCAATCGAACTCGGGTTTAAGCTTTGTCCATTTGATATGATCCATAATTCTTGAGGATTATTTGCGAAATGGGCGCGCCAATTTTCGTAGGCGGTAGTCCCGTTTTCATATTGGTGTAATTCTACTATTTCGTTAAATGAGTACTCGGCCTGGCCGTAGCTACTCTGCACGCAAATAAATTTAGACTTCGCGCGCTGCTGCAAGTTAGATACAGTACTCATTACTTCCGAAATAAGTTTGAATATTAACGTTACCGGTGCTCTCGAATTGAAATAAAAATTTCGCATCTTCAATTACTACTTCATTCTGACGAGCTACCTCGTTAAAATCTAATAAGTAATAATCTTCGCATTGGCTGTAAGGTAGCCATTCGTGAGCTGAGGCGCTCCATTTAGAAACGGTAACCGTTCCTACTACATTTTTAAACTGTGTCATGTTTATATAGGTTTTAAATTGTTTACAAATATACTAAAACGTCTGAATGATCCAAAGGGTTAAAATTTGGTGCGGGGTTGTAATAATCGTCGAAGTCGAAACCTTCCGCCATGCGCTCGTTGGTCCATTTGCTAACTTCCGCCTCGGTTCCGTGGCATAAATAATAGTCGGTAGTGCGCTTAGAATCTAGTATAATATTTTCTCCACTGTTACCGGTTCCTGCCTCTGAGGTGCTTAGTATTAAGCGACGTGGCGACTTAAATACTACAAAAATAAAATTCTTTTCCTGTGTCATGTTTTTAAGTTTTAGTTGTTATGCTCTTTCAAATTTTAGAGTTATTATATTTAACTCATGAGTAATACTATTAATTTCTTTTTGCATTAATTTTTTAAATTCTTCATTGGTTAATGAGCTTATGGGTATATTCATGCCATTACTTGAATGCACGTAGGCTTTTTCTAAATCGTGCTCTATCATTAACTCGCATTTTTTCAATCTAACGTGAAGCTCGTTTTTTTTGTCATACATTTTTAACAAATCAAATAATTTCTCCTGTGTCATGTTTTTAAGTTTTAGTTTTGATCTATGGTTATTTTTAAAATTAAGCTTTCGTCTCTTACTTCTAACTCGCCAGGCACGTCTGACCAAATAGGTTTAGGCATTTGGTAGATGTCAGCTAATATGGCTAGCATTTGCTGAGCTACCTCGAAGCTGTCGGTTTGAAATTCGGTACTTACTTTAAGACGGTCGTATAAAGAAACCTTTACTTCGTCGATAGGAATAACTACTACTTTGTATTTCATATTTCCACCTCCATTAGTACTGTGTCCTTTTCTACAAAATTTACCGCTAAGTTAAATTCGGCCACTGCCTCCTCGTAATTTGTAAAAGCTTTAATACTTAGACCGTCTTGTTTTAGCATAAAAATAGTTCGGTCATAGCGCTCCATTTCTACTAATTGCCATTTTACTTTTTTTTCCATTTTATTTATTTTTAGTTATTACAGTTTCGTGTCTCTTTTGAAATTCGTACTCGTCGTTACCGATAAGTCCCCAGGCTATAAATATTAGAATTAAGCCTAGAATAAATTTAAGTTCTTTTCTCATTTTGTTTTTTGTTTTATGGTTATAGAGCAAATGTACAACCTTTTTTTAATTACACAAACAAAAAAAACATATTTATTAACATAGTGAATGTTAATAACGAATAAACAGAGGAACTCTTAAAGAAATATAGAGAGAATAATACCGGTAAGAATACTTACGGGAATGCCGACTAGCGTAGCGGTGCGCCAATTTTCTTTTTTATTTAACTGATCGTTGTATTTAGTTTCAGTCTCGGCTAAGTTTAAAGTAAGCTTATTTATTGTTTTGTCGTTATCTATTATGACTTTTGTTTTAAGACTGTCAGCCTTTACCATTACTTTTAACTGAGAGTGCAAATAGTCGCGCTCCGCTTTAAGCTTTAATAAAGCGCGTACCTCAGTCGCATTTAAACATATAATAGTATCACTTGGTAAGCTCTGCGAGTAGGCGCTGCATGGCTTTACGCAAATTAAGATTATTAAGAGAGTCGATAGCTTTAATATTTTCTTTATACTCATTTTCGTTTATTTTTAATTGCTTGCTAAGTTCATCTATTTGCGCCTGGCGTTCCGCATTAACGCCCTTTAAGCTATCTATTTGCGTTTTATTAGTTAGTAGAGCCTTTTCTACTTTGGACCTCTTTATTATTTCCGCCTGATATTTAGTAGTGCTAATTAGCGCCCACATCAATAAGCTAAAAATAACTATTAACCCTAGTCTAATTTTCCTCGCTTCCATTTTCCTTTTCTTTTTTGTATCGTGTAAATATACTCTCAATTACAGTAAGACCTAACCCCCCACCTGCAATTACTAGCAAGCCCTCAAACATATACTCAGGACATTGGTACGGTGTAAAGGTTGCTATCCAGGCAAAAGCTATACAACAAAAAAGCGCTAAAACTGCGCTTAATCTTTTTGAGCTTTGGTTGCCGTCTACTGCTAGTATACTTTTAATCCATTTCATGAAATGAGTTTTAAAACAAGTTGCACTAATAAGCTACCGAGCACTCCCATAGCCGTAGCTATTCCGCTCATTTTTGCCATAAATAATTTTTGGCGCTGTATATATTTATCATGTTCTGCTACTTTATGCGTGAGGCCTTGTATCTGCATTTGCTCATCTCCAAGTAGAGTAACTAGAACCCTATCTAGTTTTTTATTAATTTCTCTAATTTCCTCGTGCATTAGTTCTATTTCCTTTTCAGAATTCATGTAGCAATGTGTAAGTAAAATATTTCTTTTTGCTCTGCTCGCATAAATCTAGTAGCTCTTTAAATTGCTTAGGGTCGTTTAGTACCTGACAGCCTGCGCTCCATTTGTCTATGTTTTTAGAGGCTACAACTTCATTAGCTCGGTGTATATTAATTCCAAAAATACCTGTATCCTCTTTGCCCTGCTCCTCTGCTACGCTGTCCTTATCCGCGTCGCGCCATACAGTAATTGGCTTAGCTTGTGTTAAGGCTCTATATTTCCCTTTATGGAAACCTATAGACCAAGTATCTAAATATTGCCCTGCTTTTAAAACTGCAGCGCCGAGAGGGTTCATGGGTAAATTTAGCCAATATGTACCTGGGTTAGTTGTACCCGAGTAAAATTTAACCTCGTTGCCATCAATTACCCCTATTAGATCATCGAATTTATTAGGCTCATTGGCAGCGGAGCGAATACCTACTAAATGGAAAGGTTCCCATTTGTAGCCTAACTCGGTAAATTTAGCTTTAAGCTCGTCTATAGTCGGTACTCTCATTTCTCTTTATTTGCTTTTCGATTTTAGCAAGGTAAATGCGTAGCTTTTTTTCCTGCTCTTTTCGGTTGTTTTTTTCTTTTTCCTCTTTAGTCATGCAGTTATTTATGAGTTATAAAAATCTCTTACTCCAAATCTAGACCATGAACTAGGCTCAGTTCTGCCCTCCGAGAAAATTACCGAGCTTTGCCTGTTTACTTTTTTTAGCGGTGCAATATCGGGAAACGTGTTACTTCTATATTCAGGGTATGCGCTAGCGTTATCGCAAAGGTAATCTACTAAACGCTGAGTGTACCAATTCGCGTTATCTCTAGCCTTATCTACTAAGCTGTCTAATTCGCTTTTAGTTATACCGGTTGTATTTTCACTTTGTCTTGTAACTATATTCCCGTTATCATGCTTATAGGTTAAACTCGGGTATAATTCTACCATGGTCCACCACACCGTTGGCTTTAAAATATATTGGTCTAGTAAAGTTTCATAAACTCCGCTTAGCGTGTTATTTTGTATTTCAGTTTTTATTTTATTATACAGGTCAGTGCCTAGCCATAACTGAATATATTTATCCTGTGCCAAGTAAATAGCAGGGCGTATTAAGTTAGTATCTACGGCCTCGTTTAGCTGAGTATATTTTTTTAAATAATGCTCGTCTATAAATAAAACTTCGGGAGTAATTGGCATATTATTATTTATTTGCGTGTTTAATAGAACCTCTATTTGGCATATCTCTAGGCGCTGTATTAGCCATAGCAAAGTTAGCCGCTATATCTTTTAAGGGCATACCTGCGCGAATGGCTTTAGCTACGCTAATTTCGTCGGAATTTTCTAAACCTTTGTCGGCTAGGAATTTCCCCTTTTCTCTTTTTCTAAAATAAACTTGGCGGGTCCATGTATGGGCACAGTAACAACCGCCTTTAAAAAACCATACGGAGTAACTATCCATACCACTAGGCGCGAATTGTGAATTTTCACCACTTTGGCTCATGCTATTAGCCTCGAAGCCGTTATAGTCCAAATCTTCATAACGGTATACATAACCTGCCTTGCTAGCCGTTACCATTTGGCGGCAAAATTTGCGAGAGTTAGCGCTTAAATTAGTGCTGTATTTATAACGAATTTTATATAACCCTGAATCCATTATACTTTTTTCATCGGGTCGGCTGTAACTTCTAACGCTAGCCATATCTACAGGCTCAGCTTCGATAAGTTCCCACTCATTTAAATCGACTATTTCGCCCTTGTCTTTTAAAAATTCAATCCATTGGTCCTCGGCTTCCTCGGTGAATTCGGGAATATCTACAAGCTCCTCATTTTGATAGCGTGTTATAATTCGCTCGGCCCATTCCTTACCTGGCTCTCCACCCCATAACTGCCACGCTATACGGCCCGCAGTTGGGAAACCTTCCTCGCCTTGGTTCCAACCTGTAGCCTCTTTATCTACCTCATGTCTTGAAAAGTAGCTATTCATTCTTTTAACCGTGTCGTAAGATAAGTTTCTAAGGTTCGAAATATCTCTAGCCCTTGCTACGCCGACCTCGGTACCACCCCTTCCGTATTCCTCACGCCATTTTAAACCTAGCTCAGCCTCTGCGGCCATTTCTTTAGTGGGTGCAAAACTCTCCGGTATTGCAAGTTCTATCTTTTTTTTTTCGAGCTGTGTAGGCTCAGCTCCTAGTAAGGTGTCTATTTGAATATCGGTAAGCGAAGGAAACGCAAGCTTTAAAATTTGCTTAGCCTGACCTGCGGTAATTGCGCCCTGCATGTACTGCGCTGCAATATTTAAAACGTTTTGCATATCGGCAGGAGCAACAGCTGCGCTCGGTGCACCTTCAGTTTGTGCGGTTGCATCTTCACCAAAAACATCATTTCCCTCTAGCTCTATTTTTGCAACTATACCAATACCTCTTAAAATCTCCTCTACCGCGTCGCTTATCATTTTTTGATAAGGCTCAATTACTTGTTTATCGAATAATCTAAAGGCTTGCTTTATTTCATCAGAATTACTACCCAGTCCGCCACTGTCTCGAATGCCAAAAATAAGAGGTGAGGTAACGCGGTGCGCGTTCATTATCATTTCTCTACTTTGGTCGGTTAAAGTCTCCCATTGCTTATCCGCGTCGGTCATGGGTACTAAATCTAACTTAGGCGTACGGTCGGCATTCTCATTAAAAGTAAGTACAACCTTACCCGCTTTCTGCGCCCCTATCATTTTATCCCACTGTCTACGAATGGCTATTTGTTCCTCAGGATCAGGAACGCCATTATTAAAATGCAGCATGTAGCTAGGCGCCATTCCATTGGATAAGAAAGCACGGTAAAACTCGCTAATTTCTCGCGTGCATTCAATATAATTTAATGCTCCGTAATAGTCAGGCTTAGGGTAGTAAGCACTGCCTGGCGTCATTACTGAAATAAATAAAACTTGGCTAGGTTCCTCTGCATTGGTAGCAGGGTTAAACATTGGTATAAAACTAGGCTTATTTTTCTTTTTACGGAAGTCTGCCCAATCTTTAGAATAGTAAACGCCAGGTATTATATCCTCGTCGTTAGTTACTGCTAGTCTGCAGTTTTCGTATGGCAAATGATTAACGCGAGCTATTGTAGACCTGTCTACGCTCCATATTACCTCCCAAAAAAAGCCACCATGTAGTTTTAAATCTAACGCGGTGCAGTGTCTTATTTCGTCAAATTTAAGGCGGTTAATTTCTCTCGTCGCAATGGGTAAACTGCTCTTAAACTCCTTGCCTGCAATCGTAAATGCTATAGACATCGATAGCGATCTATGTACGGGCGAGTCGTTGTATAATTCTATTAAATAATTAGGGAATAAATTACTTTCCCCATAACTCACCCAACCGGTAGGAGTTTCTCTCTCAACAGCCTCTTGCAAAGCTATGCCTGCCATGTTAATTACCATAGGCTCGGCCATTATATTTTTATCCGTTGTATGCGACATCGGTAGGAATAGTTAAATTGGGGTCAGTAAAATAAGGAGTAGTAATATCTTGGACCATTAAATAGCCTTTCTCTATCATGCCTACTACTGAGGCGTCGGTAGGGTCTAAATTAGTGCTGCTATTTTGACCGTATACCTTAAAGCTAAATCTTGCAGGGTAGTTAATTAATAAACTGCCCGCTAAAGGTGTGTTGGCGTTAGTGCCAACTTGAATACTCGTATAACGCTCGTTTGTTGTTACTACCGTAGGTATACAGTAAAGTTTTTCTAGTGTCTGCTCGTTAGTTAATTCGAGTAAGTAATCGGTATAGAAATTAGACAGCAAAAGCTCCCCTTCTTGAATTTGCAAAAAGAGGAGCTGAGACGCTGTATTTTTTAGTAAATAAACCATGCTTTAAATATAGCACAAATTTATTTACAAAGTACCTGCTACTACAGTTACGTTCGCGTAATCGTCAAATGGATCTGTAGGGTCAGAATTAGTTACATAGTAAGCTTTATTCTTTTCCTCTGCAGTGAACGTAATAGTGTACCCGTTCATATCGCCTTTAGCAGTTCCTGTCATGGTAGAGAAAGCTGTTACCTCAGCGCCTGTATTACCGCCAACCATCCAAATATTGTCGTTACTATCTAGTACGAAAACAGTTAAACGGCCTTTAGCAATAGTTTGAAGCTCTTGCGCTCGGTCAGTTGTTAACCCATGCAATGAAGCTACAACAGTCTGAGTGTAAAATACAGTTCCGTTTTCAATACTTATAGCCGCTTCCTCTGTAAAACTACCTGTGTTTTTAGGTAGCTTGTATTCGTAAACGGTTACAGCATTAGGCGCTATATTAGCTACTTCGTTACCGGTTAAATTAAAATTGTTTTGCATGGCGGAAAAGTTGGTTACATAAATAGCCTTAATTCCACCTATTCCCTCTTTACAATTAAGGGCCATTCCTGCGGTTGCGTTACATGCCATAGTTATTAATTTTTTTAGTTATTATTATTTGTAGTAAAAGGGCGGCGCCGTAGCGCCAACCCTTCAACATAACAAAGGAAAATCTTAGTAACCTAGAGCAGTTTCTGCAGGGAAAGCGCACTGAGTACCTGCACGGAACTTCATTACCATGCGTACGTTGTCGCTTCCGTCAGTAGCTGACATATCTACAACCTTAACCTCGTTAAAGTCGCTTACTAAGTCAGTACCTACGAAAAGGTTATCCTTCTTCGCGAACAATGCAGTCCCGTTAGGAATACCTGGGCATACATACATTTCGTAACCGTCGATAGTCAAAGGAATAGCTACAGCAGCGTTATACTGTTGTAAGTAACCCAAAGTACCGATAGCCTGGCGGTAGTACTGAGCAGTTTGCTTATTAACGTAGCATTTTACGTTTGCATCACCTACCAAAGTTGCAGGGATAGCAGCCTCTAATAATTGCAACTGAGCAATTACGTTAGATGCACTCAAAGTAGGGAAGTTAACGTCAGGAGTGTTAGACTTAGCATCGTCAATTACTTTTAACAATCCGTCGAAAGCTGTGTAAGGTGAATCTCCGAAGTTACCCTGCCAAATAGTGTACTCGATATTTTCCGCAACTTTAGCAGCTAAAACTCCAATAATGAAATCAGCGAAATTAGCAGGAATAGTATCGTTAGCGAAACCACGGCCAGTCTGCATTGCTTCCCAATCTTTTGCGAATTGATCCTTACAAACTTCAACGTTTACTTTAAGGTCTGTAACCTCAAGTACTGCCTCAGTTAGATCTAGGTCAGCTCCGGTATTATCGAAGTCGCAACCCCATGCCTTAACAATACCTGTAGTAGATAAAGTCTTTAGGACTAATTTGTGTTTTACGTTTTCTTTTACAGTAACGTAGTTGTTAGCGATAGTGTCTCCTGAAAGGACAGCTGCCGCAATGTACGGGAGGCTTAATTCGCCCGCGTAACTTGAAGTAATGGTTAAATTTGTTGCCATTTTTTTTGTTTGTATTTAATTATTTGGTGTATTTAGCCACGATAGCGCGAGCACGCTCCGCAGTATTTTGAATTTGATTTAATTGGATAGGTTGCTGAGTTTGAACTGCTGCTCTTTGTTTAACAGGTGCTACTGCAGGAGCTTGCGAAAGCTCTACTACTTTAGCCTCTGCTACTGCTAGCTTTTCTTCTACTGCTGAAAGCTTAGTAGAAAACTCAGAAATAACGTTATTTAAAAGCGCCTCTACTTGGTCTTTAGAATAAGTTTCTTCTATAGACTGCTCAGTAGCTTCTGCTTCTACTTCTATTTTAACTTCCTCTTCTACTTCCATTTCTTTAATGGAGGCGATTTTACCTTCTGATACAACGATCATTTTACCGTTGTCGAGTTGATATTCCCCGTCTGCTAGTGGCTGTGGGTTTCCTTCCGCATCCATTACGAAAATTTCTACTCCCTCTACCCATTCCGAGGCAGGTGAAGCTATGTAAGTACCGTCGGCTAGTGCGCCCTCTACCATCATTTCTACCTTTGTTTCCTCAGTAGCAACTTCTGCAGGAGCTTCTACAGCTGACAGCTTTACCCCGTGCTTTTCTAGCAATGGAGCGAATTTGTTTAAAATCTCTGCGATCATTTTTTTTGCGTTTATTAATAGTGTAAAAAACATTTATTTTATTTCACCAATTTCGTTTACTAGAGAAGTAAGTATAGCCTCTAGTTCGCTCTCATTATAAACTTCCTCTTTTTCAGGTACGAAAAAACCCTCAATAGAAAAGCCTTTAAGCACGCCTTGTTTTACCGCTTCCCAAGTAGTTTCATCTTCTACCTTTACCCCGATCATCCAGGTGCCGTCGGGAAGGTCAAAACCAAACTCTTGCCCTTTGTCCGCGCCTTGCTTTATCCAACTTTCTACAACAGTTAAACCTGCTACCGGTAGTTCGTGTTGTACTGTATGGTTATGGTGTAAATTACGTTTAAGAAATTCCTGCGCTGTTTTCTCAATAGTCTCAGGTGAGTACTTAATAAAATACTTTTGCCCTTGTTTATCATATCTAACTATAGCCTGATTAGGAATTAAGGCAGGACCGTATAACATGCGCTTTTCACCGTCTTGAACGCGAGCTAATAAAATGCGGTCCTTATTTAGCGCTACAAAGTCTACCTCTATAGCGGGTTCGTCTACTAGACTTATGGCGTATACTCCGTATTCGTCGTTATCACCTAGTCCGTATTCAATTACTTTTACTTCGTTATTCATTATTCAAAATTGTATAGTTCCTCTATTTGCTCTAAAATTGCCTCGGTTATTTCCGCTATTATAGCTTCCTCTTTGGTTATATCTAATTCATCTATTCTCTCTAATCCTATAAGAGTACCCCGCTTAATTGCTTTTCTTAATAGTGGAAAATTTGCTTTTTTCATTTTACAAGTACGACTGATCTATTATTTTTTGTCTAGCTTCTAGCGCGTTGGCTACATTGCCCGCAAGTACATAAGTCTCTACTGTGCCTGGCTGTCCCGTTTGCTGCAAAAACCCGAAATCTACTGCAGGTGCTGTAGGTGTATTATTACCACCGCCACCGGTTAAGCCGCCATTATTACCCCCTCCGCCACTAGTACTACTATTAAATTGAGTTTTAGCAATTTTAGCCACATTGGCAAAACCTGCTATCCCAACTATAGTAGCCTGTATAATTCTTGCGGCTGTGCTCGGCATGGTCTCATCATTATAAGCCTTATTAATAGCTCCGTAGGTGTTCATAATAGCTGCTGCCATATTTAAAGCCTTGCTTACTGCAAACTGTTTTTTAGCTACTTTCTCGTTTCGACTTGTAAAGGCGTCGTTCAAATCAGATAAAACCCCTAAAGCTTCTGCGGCTTGCTGTATTCTAAAATCGCGTTGTTTTTTAATTCTATCTTCGTTTTGCTGAGCGGCCTCTGCTTCTATTTGCTGTAAAGTTTTAACCTCTACTCTTTTCAGTTCTATAGTTTTATTAGCGCCTTCCTCATTTATTTTAAATACTTGGTCTTGTCTAGCTTTTAAAATATCGGCAACCTCTAAGCTACTATCTTCATAAAGTAACTCTAAATTTCTCTCATTAACCCTTTCAGCTTCGTAAGCCTCCTCCATTGCTTTTCTCATTTCATTGGCTTCCTCCTGTAAAATTTCGTCGCGTGTTTTCCTTCTTACTTCACCGCCCTTTTTTATAATATTATTTTTCTTATCTTCATCATCTTTAGTTCCTTTAATGCTAAGGTCGGCCATTGCTTGCTGGTCGTTATATATATCCTCACTAATCGCGTCAATTTCTTTTTGTATATTTTCTAATTCCGTTACGGTAGTTCCAAACATGCCGTTACCCATATCGGTCATACTTTGAATAAAACCACCTTCTAAACCAAGCAAAGCAAGACCTGCCTTATTCGCCTCAGATACAGTTGTAGTAAATCCTTTATTTGCATTTAATCGAGACTGCTCCGCGTAAAGTTCCTCTAAATAAGCAAGCTTACCTCTTACCCTTGCCTCCTGCTGTAATTTTTGTATTAATAAATTTTTAGCATTAATAACGTCTTCGGTAGCGTTAATATCATTAACTGCAGCAATTCCGTTATCTTCCAAAGCTTTATTGACTTTTACTAAAGCTCCTTTTCTTTCTTCTTCACTTTTCGAATGATCATTGACCGCGCGTACTAATAATTCAATTTGCGCAGTTTGAATTTTAACCTCCTCCATTTCTTTCATGACCGCTTCACTGCGCATCATTTTATCAATAGACTCCTCTTGAGTAACATTAAAATTACTAACCGCTGCGCTTAATTCATCCCAATATGCAACTACTCCCGCTATAGTAGCACCTATTAAAAAAATTGGGTTCGCAAGTAACGCTTTACCCATATCACCAATTCCCTTAATAAGCCCGCCTAATTCCTCTTTAATACTTTTAAAATTTACTCTACCTATGGCTGCGCCTACCTGAGTTAATGACTTACCGAACCCGTCAAAATCTAGGTTAGCAAGTTGGCCTGTCATAATGCCAAATGTGTTACTCATACTTTCAAAGGCAGGACCTGTATTACCCTTAACTGCGTCGGCTGCGTCTGCGGCTCTATCTTTAAGCTCCCCGAGTTGCTGTATTAACTTTTGTCTATTTGGGTCATCGTCGGCCATATTCAAAAGCTCATTTGTCATTTGACGAATTTGGGCTTTTAAACTTATTGTAGCTTCCTCAGTTTGAGTAGTCGCAGTATCGAGTTTTTTCATTTCCTCGGTTACTTGCGTTATTCCTGTTACCGCTCCGCTCGCGTCTGTTTGTAGTGTAATTATTTCCGTTACTGCCATATCCAATAAATTAATGCGCTAAATGAAAGTGCTAGCGTTAATAATATAGTGTAATTAATAGCCTTTATTTTCCACCGTTTTAAATTTGTACTATGTCTACCGCTTGCTATCTCATACGCTCGGGTATTTCCTTTTACGCCGTTCCTTAGTAAATTCATGGAGGCAATAAAATCTAGTGAATAATCTCTCATTATAATATTGGGGTTCGTTGGAATTTGGTTTGTGTATACTGCATCACTACGCTAACTAGACCTGTATAACCT